TCTACGTTCTTAACTACTGAACGAATAGAACCATTAGCAGCAGACATAAGCATAGAAATACCAGAGGCAGTCCGACCAACGCCGCTGACTCCAGTTTGTCCGTGAGCAAACGAAGGAAAGCCAGTACTTTCATCAGCTAAGACCCTAGCTTTGTCAAAGAGTTGCATATTCTCTTGAGCAACGTTGGGGAACTTGGTGCCAAAGATGGCCTGTCCTGGTGCACCACCTTGTCGCCTAAACACCTTCCCTGGGTACACTGACATATCTTGTCCTGGCACCAGGTTGGTTTCGTCCATTTCGATGATAAGGTTGCCAGATAGAGCAGCATTGTCAATAGCCATCCTCATAAAGCCGTTCATAAGAGTCTGTGTATCGTCCATATTCTCAGCGATACCTACTCCAAAGAAGCTGTAAGGGTTGTGTTCGTAAGGTGTTGCGTAGTAAGGGATACGTGCAGGTTTGAAGGGGTTTAGTACCATACGTAATACTTCACCATTACAAATCCAGATGTTACAGCTGACCTCAACTAAGTCTTTGAACTCACGTGGAATCTTTACGCCGTTCTCTTCTAGGATGTCTGTATCAACAAAACCCCAGAACTCTAGTACTTCCCAGCGCTCAGACTCAGGCACCTGATTCTCGGTGTCCTCCATCTTCATTTCCCAGTGCTTCTGTACGTAGTCTGGGCCTTTATCAATAGCCATCTCAAGTGACTCATCACGGAAGTAAGGACGACCTTTCAATCCTCGTAGTTGATTACGAGACATCTTGTGACGCTCTACTACATACTCAGCATCATCCATAGATGTAGCTTCTGGGTCAGGATAAAAGTTCCACACAGATACGTGATTACACTCAGGTACAGTCTTAATTAGAGGCTCGTACTCTCCATCTGCATTCCAGTTAGGGTACTCTTTATCTACAGCGAATGGGCCTTTCATTACGCCTGTACCAAGTAGTGCCATCTCGAAAGCCATAGAGCGTAGGTGCTTAGATGCACCTGACTCGTTTAACTGATCGTGAATCTTCTTTTCCATCTTCTTAGCTGCAACCATAGCAGGATGGAAAGATACAGTTGTAGGAGTTGTACCATCTCCCTCAATAACTTTATCGCTCACTGGCTGTAGTTTATTGCGCATACCAGCAAGACGTTCTTGTAGATCAATGATAGTCTCACCTGGACGTAGCTTACCGTCATCACCAATAAGAGGCGTAACTGCAGCAGGTTGTTCAGTAACAACTTTAGCTTCATCACCAGCCTGTGCAGCGTTAGGGTCTACATTGATGTGTACAGCGTCTGCAACGCCATCAGGTAGCACAGTAGGGTCTACAGAGAGGGGGAACTTATTGTTACCAAACAACACGTCTACAATCTGTCCATACGCAGCAAGAGTCTTTGTTTTGGTTACCTTAACAAACACGCGAGACTTTTCTGTATCAGTAAAGCGTACATCAGGGCCATATAGACCACGATAGTTACGATACGCTTTCATCCAGCGCTCTTCATCACCTAGTCTAGCATCTTCTGCTCTTTTATACCGATCATTAACATACGTAACTACGCTACTGACAGATGTGAAGAGCTTGTCGCTACCGTCTTCTGCAGCAACTACTTCATCTGTGTCAAAGTTTAGATCATCAATGTCTGCCATATTTTAGTACCCGAATGTTGAGTCTGATGCTTGAAAGCCAGAGTTTTGTTTTGCTGGGTTGTAATCCCAAATAGAACTACGAGGTCTAGTCATTATACCATAACGTAAAGCATCATACAAGTGGTCTTCTGCATTTGTATCCACGTCTTCTGGGTTTTTCTTATCCAGAGGTATGCTTGGTAGCTGAGCTATCATATTAGAGCAGGTAGAAAAGAAAACGAGTCTTGGCTCCTCAGTAAACTCATCTACCTGTAATCGACGGTGTATCTCATTCTTGCCTGATACACGTGACCCTCTTGAGCGATCTGAGGGACGCCATCTGCAACCCTTCAAGTTCATTTGCTCTGCCAAGGAAGGCCCAGTATCACCACGGTTATGCCACAAAGAAGAGTCCAACACGCCGTACCTGATTGTACCATCACTAGCCTCTGCTTCTAGTATCATATCAGCTAGATCAGAAGCTGTAACTTTAGAACAATATAATTCCCTGTAGACAACCAGCTGTTCACTTGGTGTGACAGCGATCCAGACAACTCCAGTGAAGGAACCGTAACCATAGTCGCAAGCTCTAAACTTAGTCCACGACTGAGGGATATCGTATGGCTCCACCACGTGTATGCTTCTGTTAAACTCAGGGAATGCTGCTCCTTCGTTAATATCCCAGTTGCCCTCAAGAAGTTGTTTTCTTTGATGCTCTGGTAGTGACAGAAGCATTGCTTCGTAGTCACCTGTGTCAGCTAGATAAGGGTTATCAAATAGGCTAGCTGGGATAAATCTGCGTTTAAATAGTGGCTCTCCTGCTCGACTGTGTCCTTTAGGAAAGGCTAGTGTTTCACCTGTTTCTATGTCTGTAGCCCAGAAGGGGTTGTTAGCAGGCGCTGGGTCAATGAACATCTTCTTAACCCAAGAGTGTCCTGGTCCACCAGGGTTGGTTGTAGCTCTCATATATAGCCCTAGTTCTTTAGAGCTAGTACGTAGACGTGAGCGCATATAGTTCCACGCATACGGTGTATTCCACTGAGTAAGCTCGTCAAAAGCTACGTAGTTAAACGCCTGTCCTTGGTAGCGCATAACGTCTGTGTCTTTGTCGAGGTAGGACATCCAGAGTCGTCCTCCTCTTGGTGTGGTCCACTGAGACTTACGCTCTGACCACTTAATCCCAGGAATTGCTTTAGGGTATAACTCTTGGCTTTTCTGTATGAGTTCCCTTAGTTCTTCCGTTGTATGTCGAACAAGTAGACCACTAAAGTCTGGGTTGTTCATATCACGTAGAGGGTCTGCTAAAGTTGCATAAGACTTACCGCCTCCAGCTGCCCCACCATATAGTACTTCACGTTCACTAGAGGCTAGATATTGTGTCTGTGGACCTGGGTTAGGCTTAAAGACTACCTCTTGTGCAGCTATTGGGTCAAACTCAGCAGGTTTAACTTCAGCTGGTTTCTGTGTCGTCGGCGTAGGTGTAGTAACCGAGTCTTTCTTTTTCGAGTATCTCGTACTGCTTGAGCGCTTTTTCGTACCTTTCGGTAAGCTTGCGTTTAATTGCAGCAAGTGATTTACGTTTTCTTTCGACATCTATACGCTTTCTTAACCCTGAGTGCGATATACGACGACCTGACTGTGTAGACAACCAAGCAGCTACTTCTCTATAACTATACTGCTTTAAGTGCTTCTTTGCAAGCTCTAATAGTTCTAATTCTTTAGAAATAGGTGTTAGCCAATCATCGTCGTCTGGATCAATCTCGTACCCGAAAGGTATCTGATGTGTTAGTCGTGGGATTCGCTCCCATCTTTTTACTTTGAAGTCAGGCTTAGGTAACATCCAGTAGCCTAAGCTCTCACGTTCTTTTTGTTTAGTTATCCGTATCATCGCTATCTTTAGGTGGTAGAATAAACAAACCGCCTGATGCTTGAACTTCCATACGCTCTGTCTTTACGACACCAGCACGGTCAAGGATTTCTTTAGCTGCTTGCATCTTTTCTTTTACGCCTAGCTCTGTAGGATCAACAAGAGCTTGACCAAATGCTACAGCTGCTTTAGGTCCAATACGAGACATATACGTTTTAGTGCCTTCAAATATCTCATCTTTCAGCGCATCTACAATAAGACGTGTAGGTGTGTTATCGCTGTAACCAGCAAGCTTCTTAGCTTTAACTACGTCACCACCAGCCTCATCGAACAGTACTTCGAGAAACTTTTGTTGATTTTCTGTTAGATTTTTTGCCATTAGCTTTCCTGTCGATATTCTCAGCTATTCTTTTATACGTGGTAATTACGAGTATCTTACCATCCTTGTCAAAGGCGTAGTACTTACTGCCTTTCTTGCTTATGCCACTAGATAAAGTACGAATCCCAATACACCAAACCCTACTAATAGAAGAAGACCTGATACAGTCCAAGTTATGATAGCTTCCTGTAGTTCAGCCTTACGATACTCGTGCTCTTTCTTTTGCTTTCGTATCTTAGCTTCAATAGCTACAAGCTCATCCCAGGCTGACGGACCCATCGTAAAACTTATATAGTCTTTTAGCTCTTTACGCATAGACTCAGCTTTACGCTTAGCTGCAAAAACTTCCATAGCCTCAGACTCTACAGAACCACCTATAGCTTTCCACCAAGGAGGGTTCTTAACTTGCTTCTCAGCTTGCCCTAAATCAGCCATATGACCAGCCCATTTGTTTAGCTGGCTACCCATATCTTGTAAGTCCTTGCCTATAGCAAAGCCTTTCTTCAGAGCGTTAAAGGCGACAGTGGCCCCACTTATGATTGTAACTGGGTCCATACTGCCTCCTCAAACAAGTATAGATCATTACTTACCTTCTTTTACGATACGCTTGATGTCACCACGTCCAATGCCAATATCGTTTAACTCACGGTCTGACATACGGTATAGATGCATCTCTGCGATACGGCGGTTAGCCTCTGCTTGACGTGCTTCGATTAGTGCTTCTAGTGCACGTGCAAACCAAGCTTTAATGTTATGTGCCCACTTTGATGATTCAGAAATTACTAGTTCCATTATATGTACTCCTTGTGTTTTAATGGATGTACATATAGTTATACTACAATACTGGGCCTTTTAAAATTGCTAAATTGG